CATTTGAGAGTGTTCAGGTCAAGATTCCTTATTCAACTGGTATGAGTCCAACCAGCGGTCTTGTAGATATGTTTGAAAAAATGGGAGTATTGACAAAAGCAGGAAATAAGTTACAATATGTCAGTAAGAAAACAGGTGAGATCACTGCTGAATTCCGTAAGAATTGGACCGAGGACAAACTGACAAAAATCATGCTTGAATGGGATAATTCTGTCACAGTAACACCTATTACCACTGACGAAACTGTTGAGGAAGAATAATGGAAGAGGCTCTTATTATTGAAGTATGGGATACTTTTAAAGATTATATCCCGGAAAAAAGTCGTGATACAGCAGCAAATCAATTTGTAGATTTTCTAGTTGGTAGAGATGTAGATACCAAAACTTTAGAAAGTATCATGGGCTATGACCCTCATCTTGACAATGCCATTGAACTTGTTCTCGGTGAAGAAAATCGAGACGATGATGACGAGTATGATGAGGACGGTTATGACTATGAGGACGATGAGGATTATTGATGAAATGGTATTCAAGAGTCAGCAAGGATCTCGCATCTTTGCCGGACTGTATTGACTATTTCTATCAAGAACTTACATCGGCTAAACAAGAAGCAAAAATCAGCGGCAATATTGAACGGGCTTCTGCGAATCTTCCTGGTATTGTTGAACATAGATTCAACCAACTTCAAGAAATTGAAGCAATATTAGAATATCTTAATATTGAACTCAGGAGGACTCGCAGTAAGGCCTTCAAAAAATATCTTGAAAACTATCAACGTGCTCTAAGCAGTAGAGATGTTGAAAAATATGTTGATGGCGAAGATGATGTTGTTGATATGGAAAAAATCATAAATGAGTTTGCCATGTTGCGTAATCAATGGCTGGGTATTGTCAAGGGCCTTGATATCAAACAGTGGCAATTGAGTAATATTATCAAATTAAGGACTGCGGGTCTTGAAGATATCACACTCTAATACACTGACTGTAGAATCACTAATTCATACTCTACACCAATGTGGTCGATCTAAGGTCAAGCCCTACGATTATAAAATTATCGAAAGCATCAGTATGAATTTTTCATACAATGCTCAAGGCATGACTGAAAAACAGGCCAACCTTGTGTTAAAGATTTTGAAAAAGCATGTTGATATTTTAAATGACGCTTACAAATATGACGTAATGCCATTTATTCTAAATCCTACCTACAGATTTCCATTGAGAATCTCGATCACCAGTTCAACAATAGAATTAATTGAGGATCAACAAGGACGTAAAACCATAAGTTTGAAATTTCCCTATAAGGAAGAAATTATCAAACTGATCAAAGACACGAATTTAAAAACCTTAGCGAGATCTTGGAACCCTGACACACGATCTTGGGAACTTAGCCTTGACACCGAGGCATTACGCCTCTGTATGACCTTGGTTGATCAATATCAATTTACCTACGAGCCCATTTTTCAAAATTATTTTGACCAAATTAAAAATATCGAACAAAATTTTGAAAATTATGTGCCCATGGTAGATTATATTGATGGAAAATACCAATTTCGCAACACACCACCACAAATTCCACAATTAAATCATGAAGATTTACAACATAGCCTATTCCAAGCACGACGTTATGGAATTTTTACTTGGTCAGATGAGGTGGAAAATCAAATGTCAAAGGCCAATTTAAGTAGTTTGACCTTGGATTTTTTAAAGCATACAAAAAATGAAGAATTTACGATAAAACTGGAAGATTTTGCCCCAGATTCTTTGGAAAATCTCGTAAAATATCTCCTTCCTTGTATGATTTTTATCCCGGCTGGCAGCGAACTTACTAGAACACGTCATGCTTTTGACATGCTACAAAAAGCAGGTGTTGAAAATAGACAAATTTCCACAATGTTTAGGTTATCCAATGATACTCACAGCAGTTTTAACAAATATATCAAAGAAAATGGCCTGAACAGTCCTATCACAGAAGATACCAAGGCTGTGTTGGTCAGTCAAAAAATTCCTAAAACTGTTTTTCAGTCGGATTTGAAATTTCCCACTGCCATAGTATATAATAGATATCACGCTCATTACGCAACTAAAGATTTTATGAGGACTTTTCAAAATAAACTGGAAATTTTTGACTCTGTGTCACCTAAGAAAACTGAAAATTCTATGGATTGGTTGTTAGATGTCTAAGACTACACAATTAAAAATTCTTGATGAAGTCAATTGTAAGTTTCTAAACTTAGATTTGGACACTCGCAAGGCTCTAGTCAAAAAATTCAAGTTGGAAGACCCCACAGCACGGTTTAGACCAGCGTTTAAACTGGGTCGATGGGACGGCACAACCAGTTTTTTTGGTCTAGGTGGAACTACCTACATCTCAATCCTTCCTCGTGTGCTAGAATATTTAGAAGCACAGAACTACTATGTTGAGATCGAAGATTTCAGATCACCCATTGACCTAAAATTTGACGAAATTTCAGGTGATTTTTGGGGTGATTTGACCTGGCCAAAAGGACATAGGTTTGAAGGAGATCCCATTCGACTACGTGAAGACCAAGTTGAAGTGATCAATAAGTTTTTACAGAATCCCCAAAGCCTACAAGAAATTGCCACAGGCTTTGGAAAAACCATAACCACCGCAACTTTGGCGAAAATTTGTGAAAAATACGGTCGAACTATTACCATTGTTCCAAACAAAAGTCTTGTTGAACAAACCGAAGAAGACTTTCGCAACTGTCAATTGGACGTTGGAGTTTATTATGGAGATCGTAAAGAACTAGGACGAACACATACCATAGCAACTTGGCAAAGTTTGAACATTTTAGAGAAAAAATCACACGATGACGACGAATTAATGTCATTGGCTGAATTTTTAGATGGCGTTGAAGCAGTCATTGTTGATGAAGTTCATATGGCCAAGGCTGATGTCTTGAAAAAATTATTGACGCAAAACCTAGGCAAGACTCCTATACGCTGGGGCCTGACTGGAACCATACCAAAAGCCGAAATTGACTTCGAAAATATACGTTGTTCCATAGGTGATGTGGTTCATCGTGTGGCCGCATATGAATTACAAGAAAAAGAAATTCTCAGTCGTTGTCATGTTCAAATTATTCAAACTGCTGAGTATAAAGAATTTCGCAGCTACGCAGAAGAACTGAAATTTTTAGTCACAGATTCTGATAGAATGACCTATATTTCATCGATGATTCAAAATATTAGCCAAAGTGGCAACACCTTGGTCTTGGTGGATCGTATTGAGAGTGGTAATTTTCTCACAGCAAATTTAACAGAAAGTGTTTTTATATCAGGCAAAGTCAAAACCAAGGACAGAAAAGAGGAATACGATGAAATTGCGGTTGTTGATAACAAGATTATTGTGGCGACTTATGGTGTGGCCGCTGTGGGTATTAATATTCCTCGGATTTTTAATTTGGTTCTTTTGGAACCCGGAAAGAGCTTTACAAGAGTTATACAATCAATTGGGCGAGGTATTAGAAAGGCTGAAGACAAAGACTTCGTCCAAATCTGGGATTTGACAGCCAGCACAAAATATGCTAAAAAACATCTAACAGAAAGAAAGAAGTTTTATCGTGAAGCACAATACCCCTTCAACATAGAGAAAGTAAAATATTGACAATGCAGATACTGACCTTAGATAATAAAACATTTTATCTCAACGAATTACCAGAAGAAATTGATCAAGACTTGAGATTTGCTGTACTAGACAATAGTGATCCTAATAATCCAGATTATTTCTTTATTCCCTTGATTTTTCTTGAAAGTTTTACTGGCCCGGCGGTGGTATTGAAAATAGGAGACCACGAGGTTACCATGCCATTAGATTGGTGTGCCATTGTAGGTGATACAGAAGGCCCAGAAATGGAAGTTCTACCATTGACTAGTCTCAATGATAGAGGGTTTAAAACATTTTGTTTTAATCCTTTAGGCAGTTTTAGACCAGAATTTTTAGATATTGATATTATAGACATTTTTCAAGACGTCAAGTGGTATTTTCCAAAAATGCGTACAGGACAATTACTTTGCACCCCGTTGACTTCAGGAAAAAATCCTCCCTGTGCGTATTTTGTTAAAGAAATTAATAGACAAAGTGAAATCGTAAACTATTCAAAAGTTTGGTAAAATGTCAAAAATCTTTGAAAGTCCGGACGGAGGTCATACGGTCTACGTAAGAGAGGATGGAAATCCTAACCGTCAATTGTATTGGGAAAGTGAGGAAAAAAAGAAGTTGATAAAAAGTTTAGAAGAAGATAAATTGTGGGGAGAAATAAGGCGAACTGCTAAAACAAATCCTGCTTTACAAAAAGCAATGGAGCGTGTTATAATATTGTATGAATTAATAAAGGATAAAAAATGAGTAATCCTAACGATAAAATTAAAAATAGTCGTCGTAGGTTAAAGGATGAAAATGCCGTAAACAAACAGGTAAAAATTGCCCGAAGTTTCAACGTTCCTGTAGAAGAACCACATAAGTTGGCTAAACATCATGCCTTAAATTGTGGTGATCCAAAATGTAGTATGTGTAGTAATCCAAGACATAGTGGATTCTTCAAAGGCAAGGATAAATTAACCACTCAAGAACGTAGATTATTCCAAGACGTTGACACTCAAAATGATAGACACAGTAATGGATTAAAAAATGACAAAGAAGATCTCTAAATCTAAAAACGATCTAGACTTAAAAAAAGTTTTAAAAGCGGTAGATCAAAGAGATTATAATTTTTATGATACATTATCTGAAAAAGAAGCCAAGGCATTAAGTCCTTATGTTTTAATGAGGTTTATTAGTAATGCACAAGGTGACAGAGATATTCAAGAATGGTTTGTAGAAAGAACTAATGAACTTGTTAATACTCATCATTGGGTTCTAAGTAAAAACCATAAACCTTTATTATGGAAATTATGTGCGGCGACAGGTGCGGGTATTCCTACATTTCATCCATATCTTAACTCGTTGAAACCTGAACTTAATAAAATTGAAAAATTAATTGCTGAATTAAACCCTCTAATGAAAACAGAAGATATTAAACTGCTAGCATCAATGATGACAGACGAAGACAAGGAAGAACTATTTGATAAAATGGGATTTGACAAAAAAGATAGAAAAGAATATGAGTAATTGTTGGTGTCATGAATGTAATAAAAACGTTTTCATAAAAACTATCCCTTATCCAGTTACTCAAATGATTCTCTGTCCTACCTGCGGCAACAAACGATGTCCACATGCTACAGATCATAGACTTGCCTGTACTAGTAGTAATGATCCTGGACAAATTGGTAGCATATATGGGGTATACCCTCATCCCTCAAAAGATTTATTAGATTTTGTTTATAGCAAAGATGGTGACTCTAATTAATCAACCCTATAAATGTCACCACTGTAGCAAGAGTTTTATGAAAGAAAAAACTTGCCTAGCACATGTCTGCGAACGTAAACGTCGAGCCATGCAGGAAACTGAAAAACGTGTTCAAGCAGGATTTTTAGCATTTAATAGATTTTACACACTAACGCAAGGAAGCAAAAAATCTAAAACTTACGACGAATTTTGTAACAGCAGTTACTATAATGCATTTGTCAAATTCGGAAGTTTTGTAAACAATGTAAATCCTTTGTACCCAGATCGGTTTATAGACTATGTAATGAAAAGTGGAGTAAATATTGATCATTGGTGTAGAGACGAATTGTACGAAACATATCTTTATGAGATGTTAAAAATAGAACCAGTTGAAAGTGCTGTACAAAGAACATTAGCTACTATGATGGAATGGGGTGATGAGCATAGTGCAGATTTTGCACATTACTTTCTTTATGCTAGCCTAAGTAGAGCAGTACATGATATAAAAAATGGTCTTATCAGTTGTTGGGTTATTCTTAATAGTAAGTCAGGTAAAGAAATGATTAATAAAATGAGCGACGAACAATTAGAAATGATAAGTCCTGCATTTGATGTCAAATATTGGTTAGGTAAATTCAGTCAACATCCAGCAGATGTTGCTCTGGTAAAAGAAATATTAGAAGAGGTTAATATAAAATGAGATTAGAAGGATATGTTAAAAAGGGTTGGGGTAACGAATTTATATTCGCCACTAATGACAAGTATTGTGGTAAACTTTTAAGATTTAATAAAGGCTCAAAATTTTCAATGCATTTTCACTCTGTTAAAGACGAAACATGGTATGTGCTCACTGGTAAATTTGAAGTTCGCTGGCTAGATACAAATGATGCTTCAGAAAAATTTGCTCAACTAAATCAAGGAGATACATGGCATAATCTACCCCTTGTTCCTCATCAATTAATTTGTTTAGAAGAGGGTACAATCATAGAAGTTAGCACCCCTGACAGCATAGAAGATAATTATAGAGTAGCACCAGGAGACAGCCAACGTGTTACGCAATACCCAGGATAAACAACGAATTGTAATTAATGGAACTTTTGATATTATTCATTTAGGTCATTTGAGATTATTATCTTATGCCAAAACTCATATTAATAGTTTTGTTTATGTTTTAATAGATAGTGATCGCAGAATTAAAGAACTCAAAGGACCTAAAAGACCTTATAATAACGAATACGAACGATCTAATCTACTTTTTAGCTTAAAATATGTAGACAGAGTTGATATTTTTGATAGTGACGATGAACTTAGAGACCTAATCAAAACATTTCAACCTGACATAATGATCAAAGGCAGCGACTATGAAGGTAAACCTATAATAGGTTCTGAATATTGTAAAGAGATTAAATTTTATGAAAGACTTAATGGACTCTCAAGTAGCAAAAAAATTCAAGATATTATTGATAGGGGATAGTTGCGAAGATGAATATTTTATTGGTTCATGCGATAGACTGAGTCCAGAAGCACCTGTGCCTGTGCTCAAGATACAGGAACATTTTACCGCACCAGGTATGGCCGCTAATGTAAAGAAAAATTTACAGGCATTAGAACAACGTGTAGATTTTTTAACCAATACAGGCACTATCAAGAAAATACGCTATATCGATAAACGGTCTGGGCAACACCTTCTCAGGGTAGATGATGAATCAAATAAAATAATTCCATGGGATAAAAACTTGCCTATATTGTTTTTGGGAGGCAGACAAGATATTTACGAATATTATGATGCTGTGGTAATTTCAGATTATAACAAAGGGTTTTTATCTTACGAACATATAGAAGAAATTATTAGAGATTTTAAATGTCCAGTTTTTATTGACACCAAAAAGCGTGACCTTAAGAGATTCGAAGGTGCTATAATTAAGATTAATTTACATGAATTTAATAACTTGACATCAACGCCAGATAATATGAAGGGACTTATTGTTACCAACGGGGAAAATGGCGCCATGCACGAAAGTGTTCATTATCCCGCAGAAAAAGTCGAAGTCAGTGATGTCTGTGGTGCCGGTGATACCTTCTTGTCCTGGTTAGTTTATGGTTATTTGTATAACCAACATGATATGACAAAGGCAATTCAATTGGCAATTAGAGCAGCTAGTGAAAGTGTAAAACACAGAGGAAACTATGCTCCAAAATTAGATGAGGTTCTAAAAAAGAATGCCTGATATAGACATAGATTTTGCAGATAGAAATCAAATCCTAAATATTATCACACACGTTCCTGCTACTTTAGAAGATGGACGGAAACACAACACAGGAGTTTATGTACATGAAATTCCTGTTAATCCATTAACTGGCTCTGCTAGCATTACCTACAAAGAAGCAGAAGAAAGAGGCTATTTTAAGATTGATTTTTTGAACGTAAGCATATATAAAGATATTCGAAGTGAAGAACATCTCAACGAACTACTCAACAAGGAGCCGCTATGGGAGCTTTTGGAACAGGACGATTTCGTCAACTTGCTATTTCACGTCAACGGACATGGTTCGATCTTAAGAGAAATGAAACCAAAGACGATACCCCAAC